GGATTAGCAGCGCCTGTGATGGCTGCATTAATCAAAGGCGCATACAAGACTGGTAAGAATCTTTTAAAGATTAAAAAGATTGCACGTAAAGCAGGTGTAAGACTAGCAGACAGAGTAATGGGCGAAAATGAAGATTAATGAAATCATAGAAGACGTAAAGTTTACAAACGATACTGCCCATGCTATTGAGCGTGTTAAAGTTGCTGCTGAAATGTGCAACAAATTAGGTAATACTCCTATACTATATAGAATGTTTAAAGGTGGCGAAACTATGGACACCGGTTCTACAAATCTTATGATCAAAGTAAACAACAAAGGCGGTGATCGCAAAGGTGTAAAAGGTGACAGTCATTTCTTTCAGAAAAAAATCTTTGCCGGTTTAGGATTGCAACACCCTACACAAGCACTAGTTAAAACACCTGATAACATAAGAGGATTTCACGGTACTAACTTTATTATGATACCAAGCGGTGATATTAAAGCATACTGGAACCCGGAAATACCAGATTTAGGTAGTTTTGAAGGATACGATGAGAAATATCTAACAAAACGTGATGGTGGACACAGTAGTTCTATAATGCGACCACATGATATGGATGCCAGTGAAGAAGTTAACCGTGCTGTTAAAGGTTATAAAAAAGGTATTCCGAATCAAAGCGAATGGAACGGTGAAGTTATTGTAGATACACCTTTCTACTATATGCTAAATCTTCAAGAATTTTTACAGAAGTATGCTGGTAAGAAATCCAAAGAACTTGTAAATGCTCCAAAGTATGTAAGAAGAAAAGGTCCAGACTACGGCGAAATTAAAAAAGATCTACTACAAGCAAAATTAAAAACGTATCGTGATGTAGGTTGGTATTTGAGCAATCCAACAATGAACTTCTTAAACTGGTGGGCAGAAAAAGAGAAACAAAAAAATAATGGATGAACTAGAGTACATAAAGAAACTTGCAGGTGTAAACGAATTCAAAGGTTACACAGAGTATACTCTTGAGAACATTAGCGATGCAGCCGCAGAGAATCGCAAAAAAGAAAAAGAACAAAATATTAAACCAGGTGATCCTAAATGGTTTGAACTGTGGTTCAGTCAGCCTAAAATGCAAGGTAGAGGCTTTAGGGGAAGAAAATGAAAATAGTAGAGTTACTAGATGAAAATTAATGAAGTTATAATGCGTGAAGGTTACGAATTGCGCCTCGAGCGAGATAAACGTGCTAATATGTTAGTTCTACACGTTAAGGATACTCGTACAGGTAGACGTTCAGAAGTACGAGGAAAACTAGGATACGAAACAGACGGTTATGATCCTAATGACAAACTACATCAATTGCTAGACAAAGTAGGACGTAGTGCTAGTGTAAGCGATATGATGAATGGCGATGTTGTACATATTAATCCTAGACATCCGCAAGGTCCTAGTGCTAAAAAAGCAGCCAGTGCGATTACATCAGAAAAAATACAAGAAGCATTTGATAATCCTTACCCTATAACATGGGAATATTTAAATCCAACAGGTGCCTCAAGTGGTATTGTGAAACTTGACGATGGTAGTGCGTTAGACATTCATTTTAGTGAAGAACCTGCTGGCGTTTATGAGATAGAATTTGCAAGAGATGGTTCAAATAAACAAATGGGACGCTCTGGTCAAGGTGATGAGTTTAGAGTTTTTGCAACAGTACAAGCCGCTATGTTAAAATGGTGGAAGCAATTGGACAAAACTAGTGCCAGAAAAATAACTTTCTATGCAAATAAACAAGACGGTAATAGAGCAAGACTTTATAAAAGATTTTTAAAGATGTGGGGCGACAAGTCTGGATGGGAAATTGAAGTTAATGCCAAATCCGGACTTGCAGCGTATTCTTTAACCAACCCAAACCCTAATAAACCTAAAAATGGTAAAAAAACATTTATACAAAGAGTTTTTGGAAAAAAAGAAACTAATGTACAAGAAGCATTTGATAATCCTTACCCTATAAAATGGCTAAGTTTAAGACCAGACTCCTCCTCAAGTGCTAAAGCAAAACTTGATGATGGTAGTGAGTTGGAAATACACTTTGCTGATGATGACGCTGGGTATTATGACATAGAATTTCTAAGGTCTGGTTCAATGAAAGTCTCTGGCGAAGGTGATGAGTTTAGAGTTTTTGCAACCGTGCAAGCCGCTATATTAGAATGGTGGAAACAAACAGATAAAAAGTATGTAAGAGCAATATCCTTTAGTGCAGACAAAGGAGATAACAATAGGTCTAAACTTTATAAAAGATTTGCGGAGATGTGGGCGAAAAAAATTAAATGGCAGTTTAAAAGTAATGATAGTAGAAGAGATGTTGAGTTTTCTCTAATTAGACCTAAAGCGGTAGAAGAAAACTTTGCAGACGGTAAAGTAAAAGGCAAAAGCAGACCTGGTAGAGTAAAGAAGTCAGGTGCTAGTTGTAGCGGAAGCGTTACATCCCTGCGTAAGAAGGCCAAAGCAGGTGGCGAAAAAGGGAGGATGTACCATTGGTGCGCAAACATGAAATCAGGACGGAAGAAGAAGTAGCATTTTATTGTAAAATGAGTAAATTTCACGAGGCAAATAGAACCTCGACTAACCAACGTAATGAGTTTTGGCGAAAACATTCGCAGCGTATACTCGACCCCGAAACAAGTTTTAATATGGGAAAATTTTAATATGAAGATAAGAGATATTATAAAAGAAACAGTTTCTGGCAATCTTGCAATTGGCATGAATGGCAGTGGATTTGTTAGTGGCGGAATTGGTACTGAGCCTATTAGGCGTAATCCAAAGCCTAAAAAGAAATCTAAAGCAAAGAAGAATAAGGCATAAATACACTATAACGTATTACGGAGTAACTCATGAGAGATAAAGAGATTAATGAAGGTTTAGGCGATTTAGCACATGCTGCTGAAAAAGACCACGAAGTACAGATGGCTCGTGCTGAACTATACAAATTAGCAAAGTATGCTATCAAACTACACGACATCCTAAAAGGTGTTAGTGAAGCAGAAGGCTTAGAAGGTTGGGTACAATCTAAAATTACTAAATCAGCTGAAATGGTCGGTAGCGTATATCATCATATGGATTACAAAGAATCAGACGGAGACGAAATGTCTGCTGATGCACTAGACAACATGAAAGAATCTAAGGACACACATTGTTCAGACGGTTGTTGCGGTGCTGATGTAAAAGCAGAAGATTGTACTTGTAAACCAAGTTGTAGTCACTGTAACTGTAATTCAGTAAACGAAACATTATCACCAGAAGATAAAAAGCTTGTAGATAAAATGTACAACAAAGACGGTACACTAACTGCTATTGGCAAGAAGGTAATGGACCATGGCAAGAAAGATAAAAAGCCAGCGGTCAAAGAAGCCAAAAAGAAAATGGTAAAAGATCCTAAGACAGGAAAAATGGTACCAGACTATGCAGCAGATGGCAAAGGCAAAAACGATCTAAAAAAAGAATCACTACAAAAAAGACTAGCAGCTAAATTAGCTGAGTCAAAGTGTTGTTCAGATTGTGGTAACCCAAGTTATAAAAGTGTTTCAGAAGAAAAGAAAAAAGGTAGTCACGGTAAAGTGTGCTGGAAAGGCTATCGCAGAGGAAAAGGCAATAGTTGTCATAGGGTAAAAGGCGACGGTTAATGGACTGGAATAAACTACAACACACTCTCTTTGAAATTGAACCAACCGATCCACGTGAGGACCTAGCGAAACTTAAAGGTGACGCAGGAACAGCAGTAGCAGCCGAGGCTACTGTGAACTATTTAGAAGAGAGTGTGTCTGTAGCAGAAGGAAGTATGCCAGTAGGTGTTGATAGTATTGCTGACTTTGCTGCACTAGCTGGTATACGTTTAGATGAACGTGCTGCGCAAAAAGACGGCGATTATGCTAGAGGAGATAGACCTACTCCCAAAAAAGGATCAGGTGCAAAACGTTCTCCAGACGAAGGTAAACTAGTAGGCGAAGACAATGCATTCCAAAGAGGATGGAAAGCTGGCGAGAAAAGTCCTGACGCAGCAAGATCAGCTATTTCAAAAGCATTTACAGGTAACGGCAGTGGTAAACCGGCTCCAGCACCAGTGAAACAGAAAAAAGATAAAGCAAAGAGCAATACTTATATGCCAAGTGACAGAGCATATAGCGAATTCTTAAAACAACATACTCAAGCATTAAAGCAAATTGCTGCTGATCCAAGAAAGAAAAAAGCGTTTGATCAGTTTATGTCTAAAATAGGTGAAGCACAAGAAACACCAAAACCAAGAGATCCAAGTTCCAAGAACTTAGATGCTTTACGAAAGTCAGGCGCGGGCGGCGCACACATGAATAAAGCAAAGCGTGATTCAAACCCACGTAAAATGAAACATAAGGGCAAGGCGTTTGCAGAAGAAAGTATTAAAGAAATGCTACTACGCAAACTAAACGAAAAGAATGGAAACACTTAGGGCATCATTAGAAGATTGGATATACAATTTTTTAAGTAAACAACATCCTACCTTTAACAATCTACCACCTTGTCCGTATGCAAAGCGAGCATGGGCCGAGGGGAATGTATTGGTTAAAGAAATAAAAGATCCTGTAGACTATAATTTAACAGTAGAATTAAGTAACTATGCGTATCAATGGCCTGAAAAGGATGTTGTAATATTTGCATTTGATCCTACTAAAATATCTGCATATGAACTTACAGAATTAGTAGAAAATGTACAGCGAAAAGTTCTAAATAACTGGGGTCTTGTTGCGCTTGAAGATCATCCAGACGAAGTTGAAGAAATTGATACTGTTGTGTTAAACAATGGCGAGCACGGACTTGTTCTACTACAAGAGCGTTCTAAACTTGAAGAAGCACGTAAGCATCTTGACTCACTAGGATACTATAAGTACTGGCCTGAAGATTATAAAAAAGATGTGCAAAGTAGATGACTTGCTGGGTTAATTTACAAAAAACAAAATACAAAACTATAGACTTTAAATTACTAGACGATTCTCATTTTACCGAATGTGAAGAACTATATAAAGGATATATTCAGTACAAAGATTTTGATAGTATCTATCCTATATACAGAGAAGACTGGACAAGAGGCACAGTATTTGGGTATTACGACAACGATGAACTAGCAGCATGGAGTTGCTATTATGTTTATCCAAGTAAAAAGATTGTACATGCTGATCAATTTGCGTGGAACTATAAAAATCCTAGACTTAAATTAGGTTATAAAAGTTTACGTAGTGAATGTGCATATTTTAGAGAGCAAGGATTTAATTATCTTATATTAGGTGATATGTATAGTTACAAACAAGAAATGCAAGGATTTGAAATAATTACATACGAATCCAAAGGCGCATTTGAGCAATGTTAGCGCCCTAACTTATACTATCAGTTAAATACAGTATGGAACGCAAAGAAGCATATAGAATGTACTTCCTAGTTAAAGGACATATCGATATTACCGATGCAACAGCCTTTTCAAGCGCAGACGGATATTTTGCAAGACTATGGCGTGCCGGTGCAGACGGCGCTCCTCTTTATGATTATGACGACCTGTTCGAAATAGCTTGGGCAGACAAAATTAAACGTGAACATAATAGTATATGATAAATACCTCATAGCTAAAAGGGGGATCCAATGGTTGCTAAACAATTTCAAAATTTATCCGAAGACGATCTAAAGTACATTGAACAATTACTAGGTAACGAACTACGTAAAGAAATGGACAACAATAAAACTTGGGATTCAAAGCATCACTATAGTCGCCCATTTGAGAAATCTAATCGCATTCTTGCTTGCTTAAATGCTGTAAAAGCTCAAATAGATCTTACTAAAAAACTTTCTGTGAAGTGGTAATTAACACTTGACAAACTAAGCTATTGCCTGTATATTAAGTTATACAAGGAGTTTCTTATGAGTGATCGTACCTACGGGCAAGAAGAAAAAGCAAAACTAGAACGTCTAGTCAAAGAAGGCGTAACTGTTTTACAAGAGATTGAAGATCTAAACGCAGGACTTAAAGATACTGTAAAGGCAGTAGCAGAAGAACTGAACGTGAAACCTTCACTAATTAATAAAGCAATTAAAGTTGCAATGAAACGTGACTGGGACAAGCATCAAGACGAGTTTGAAGACTTGGAAACTATTGTTGCTACAGTCGGCGTTGACAAGTGATAAAGGCTGTCATAGATTTTTGTAAAGAAAGTTACAGGCTTTCTCCTCTAGCATTTTATTGTGAAATGGTAGAAACAACAGTTTTGATTGCAGCAAGTGCTATACTTACATTTACAGTGCTTGATCCTGCAACAGAACTTTTTATTCCATTATACTTGATTGGTAGTATACTTGGTGTAGTTAGCACAGTTATTAGAAAAGCAGCATTTGCAATTGTGCTATGTAGTTGGTTTGTTGTAATGAACTCAATTGCTATGGTGCAGTTATTCATACTGTAATATATAATATAGAGTCGTCCACTTACGGACAGGTAGAAGGTTAGTTGGCCACAAGCAACAGGAGATTGAATGAGTTACGTAGACGCATTGTTTGACCGCGATCAAGATATGATCCGTGTAGTTGAACGCAAAGACGGTAAAAGAGAATACCGCGAGTATCAAGCAAAATATACATTTTATTACAAAGACGAACGAGGCAAGTACAAGAGTGTGTACGGCGATAATCTAAGTCGTATTGTATGCAAGAATACAAAGGACTTTCGTAAAGAAGTAGCAATTAACAAAGGAAAGGAGCTATTTGAGAGTGATATTAATCCAATATTTCAGTCGTTGTCTGAAAACTATCTCAATCAAGATGCGCCTAAACTTAATATTGCGTTCTTCGATATTGAGACTGACTTTGATCCAGAGCGTGGGTTTGCTGATCCTGCTGATCCTTTCATGCCAATCACCTCTATAAGTGTATACTTACAGTGGTTAGAAACAATGGTGTGTTTAGCTGTTCCGCCCAAGACACTTACAATGGATCAAGCAAAAGCAGAACTTGAAGGTATTGAAAATGTAATGCTGTTTGAGCGTGAAGGTGACATGATTGACACGTTCTTAACGCTAATTGAAGATGCTGATATTTTGTCAGGTTGGAACAGCGAAGGTTATGATATTCCGTACACTGTTAACAGAACTATGCGTGTACTAAGCAAAGACGACACACGTAGATTCTGCTTGTGGGGACAACTGCCTAAGAAACGTGACTATGAAAAGTATGGTAAAGCAGCAGTTACATTTGATCTAGTAGGTCGTGTACACTTAGACAGTTTAGAACTATACCGCAAATATACATACGAAGAGCGCCATAGTTACAGACTAGATGCTATTGGTGAGATTGAAGTAGGTGAGAATAAGGTGCCATATGAAGGTACACTTGATCAGCTATACAACAATGACTTCCGTAAGTTTATTGAATATAACATTCAAGATACTGCATTGCTTGACAAGCTAGATAAGAAACTACGTTTTATTGATTTGTCTAACGAACTAGCACATGCAAACACAGTGCTTCTACAGACTACAATGGGCGCTGTTGCTGTTACAGAGCAGGCTATTGTTAACGAAGCACATCATAGAGGATTGCAGGTTCCTAATCGTCCAAAGCGTGACGATCAAGTTAGCACACAAGCAGCTGGTGCATATGTTGCATTTCCAAAAAAGGGCTTGCACAAGTGGATTGGTTCGATGGATTTGAATTCGCTATATCCAAGTGTGATTCGTGCATTAAATATGGCTCCAGAAACTATTATTGGACAAATACGTCCAGAAATTTCAGATGCTCGGGTACACGAAGACACAACACTAAAGAAAAAGTCATTTGCAGGTAGTTGGGAAGGACGTTTTTCAACAGAAGAATACGAAGCTGTAATGGAGCAACGTAAGGACATTGCACTAACTGTTGACTGGGAGTCAGGCGGTAGTGACATACTGAGTGGTGCTGAAATACACAAAGTAATCTTCGATAGTAATCAACCTTGGATGCTTAGTTCAAACGGTACTATCTTTACAACAGAGTTTGAAGGCGTTATTCCAGGTATCTTAAAACGTTGGTATAGCGAACGTAAAGACTTGCAGAAGATGCTAAAGAAAGCAAAGGACGCAGGTAACACAGCAGAAATTGAATACTGGGATAAAAGACAACTTGTTAAAAAAATTAATCTTAATAGCTTGTATGGCGCTATTCTCAACCCTGGGTGCCGTTTTTTCGATAAGCGTATTGGGCAGTCTACTACACTAACAGGTAGAACTATTGTTAAGCATATGTCAGCAGAAGTAAACAAGGTTATTACAGGTACGTATGATCATGTTGGCGAAGCAATGATTTATGGTGATACTGACTCTTGTTACTTCAGCGGATATCCTACACTTAAAAGTGAAATTGATGCAGGTAACTTGCCGTGGGACAAAGACAATGTAATCACACTGTATGATCAAGTGTGCGAAGCAGCAAATGCAACGTTTCCAGACTTTATGATGCAAGCATTCCATTGCCCTAGGAGCCGCTCAGACGTTATTGCAGCAGCAAGAGAAATTGTTGCAGAGTCTGGCTTATATATTACTAAGAAGCGTTATGCAGCACTTGTATACGACATTGAAGGCTTTAGAAGCGACACAGATGGCAAGCCGGGCAAAGTAAAAGCAATGGGCTTGGACTTGCGTAGATCAGATACTCCGGTGTTTATGCAGGACTTTTTAAAAGAACTATTAGAGATGGTACTTACTGATGTTCCGCAAAGTAAAGTGTTAGAACGTATTACAGAGTTCCGCAAAGAGTTTTCAGATAGGCCTGGATGGGAGAAAGGTACACCCAAACGTGCAAATAAAATTGGACACTATAGACGCTTAGAAGAAAAGCAAGGTAAAGCAAATATGCCCGGGCATGTTCGAGCAAGTCTTAACTGGAACACGCTTAAAAAGATGAACGGTGACAAGTATTCGCAGGAAATTGTTGACGGTATGAAAGTTATTGTCTGCAAACTAAAAACTAACTTAATGGGATATACAAGCGTTGCGTATCCTACAGACGAACTGCGTATTCCGGATTGGTTTAAAGAATTGCCGTTTGATGATGCACTAATGGCTGAAACAATTATTGACAACAAGTTAGATAACTTAATTGGTGTGCTTGATTATGATTTAGAATCAACTAAAAACGATACAACAATACAAAGTTTCTTTTCGTTCTGATGCGGAAATATTTTAAAAGAATATTCGTAGCATGGAGTATTTTTTGGAACACAGTATTTGGTGGTAGAAATAATCAAACTATAAGCGCAAGGATGTGGCAAAGGAAACGTGATCGCAAATGGCATATTGTTCCTATTATAGATAGATTATTTTGGTGGGAAAAAGGTCACTGTCAAGACAGCTGGGTTAAATGGACAATTATTAATCACGCAATACGCAAATACGACGATCATATGGGATTCGGTAGAAAAAGGAATCATTGGTACGAATGAGAATAGGATTTACATGCAGCACTTTTGACTTACTACATGCAGGACATGTTACTATGTTGCGTGAAGCAAAAGATCAATGCGACTATCTTATAGTAGGATTGCAAACAGACCCTAGTGTAGATAGACCAGAAAAGAACGCTCCAGTACAAACTGTTGTTGAACGCTATACACAATTAAACGGAATAAAATATGTAGATGAAATAATTCCGTATAATAGTGAAAAAGATCTAGAAGATATCTTGACAATGTACACAATCCATGTTAGAATATTAGGAGAAGAGTATAAAGATAAAACTTTCACAGGTAGAGCTATTTGTGCAAAGAGAGGCATAGAACTATATTTTAACAAACGCGATCATAGATTTAGCAGCAGTGATCTAAGAGAACGTGTAACACAACGAGGAATAAATGCCCAACGAAACTGACGTAACACTGGATGACTTAAAGAAAATTTTATCAGCTACTGGATTAGAATTTTACGTAAAGAAACAAAAAGACTGTATTGTAAAAGTACACTTTATGGTAAGAGATGAAGATGACGATTAAGTACATATTTGATGTAGACGGTACCTTAACTCCTAGCAGAGGTTTAATGGACCTAGACTTCAAGGCATGGTTTAATACATTCTGTCTAGTAAATGACGTATATCTAGTTACTGGTAGTGACCGAGATAAAACATTTGAGCAAATTGGACATACTATAGATCTTGCTAAAGTTGTATTCAATTGTTCGGGTAATGATGTTTGGGCTGCTGGTGTAAATGTTCGCAGAAGTGAATGGACGATGCCGGACACATTGCGTAGTATGCTCAACGGTTGGTTACAACAAAGTAGTTTTGTATTACGAACAGGTAATCATATCGAAGAACGGCCTGGATGTGCAAACTTTTCAGTTGTTGGCAGAAACGCTACACTAGGTGAGCGTAAACTATATATTAAACACGACGAAGGTATGCGTGAACGTGAAACGATTGCACACCAAATTAATTCACACTATGAAGATATAACTGCAACTATAGGTGGTGAAACAGGCATAGACATTTATCCTACTGGCTGTGACAAAGGCCAAGTGCTATACGAATTTAACGATCATGATACCTTATACTTCTTTGGTGATAAAGTGTTGCCTGGTGGCAATGACTATCCACTTGCAAAATTACTAAAACATCCAAGTAAAGTGTTTGCTGTTTCTGATTGGCGCGATACATGGCGAATTTTAAAGGATTTAAAATGAAAGTAGGTATTGCAGGTTACGGTTTTGTCGGGCAAGCACACGAATATGTAATAAGTGACGATCTAGTCATATACGACCCGTTAAAAGGAATGAACGGAGATCTTAGTCGAGCTAGTTGCATTATTATATGTGTATCAACACCTCAACATAATGATGGATCCTGCGACATGTCTAACATAGTTGATGTGATTAACAATGTACCTAATATACCTATACTTATTAAGAGCACAATTTCAATTGAAGGATGGCGCAATTTACTGTTGTCTTTTCCGGATAAGCAGTTAGCATTTTCACCCGAGTTCCTTACTGCAAAAAATGCAAAAGAAGATTTATTTTATGCACGTAATTTATGGTTAGGTGGGGAGAGCATAAATTTCTGGTTAGAAAACTTTGCTAGATGGTGGCCTGCTGCTTCTACTATTATTGCACAGCCTGAGGAATTGATACTTACAAAATATTTCCGTAATGCGTACCTTGCTACAAAGGTAAGTTTCTTTAATCAAGTATACGATTTGTGTGAATCGCTTGGAGTGGATTTTGATACAGTTAAACAGTCGATTGGCAATGACGAACGTATAGGACATAGTCATACAAATATTTCTAAAGAACGAGGATATGGCGGGCATTGCTTTCCTAAAGACATAGCTGCCTTACTCGATACTGCTGAACGAAATAATGTAGATCTTAGTTTAATTACTACTTCAAGAAATTATAATAATAAGATTAGAACATGAAAATACTACTAACTGGACATCAGGGGTTTATTGGATCTGTACTACAAGACAGACTGCTTTCTGCAGGACATAATGTACACGGTATTGATCTTTTATCCGGTGATGACTTATTAACATGCGAATTACCAAATCAAGACTTTGATTTAATTATACATTTAGCAGGACGATCGGGTGTACGTGAAAGTATAAACGATCCAAGTGCATACTGGATGAATAACGTTGAAGCAAGTCGTAGATTGTTTACTCGATATCCTGATACACGTATATTGTATGCAAGTAGTTCGAGTGCTTACGAGCCCGATTTGAACCCTTATGCAGCGTCTAAGTTTGTACTAGAAGAACTTGCTGAACGGTACCCGCATACGCTGGGATTAAGACTGCATACAGTCTGGTCTGATACTCCACGTAAAGGCATGTTTGTTGAAAAGCTAATGAACAATACACTTACATATGTAACACGGCATCATCGAGACTTTGTACATATAGAAGACGTAATCGATGCTATTGAAATACTAATAGAAAAAGATTACATAAACGGGACTATTGACGTAGGTAACGGTTTTCCTATCAAAGTCCAAAACTTTGCACCCGACAGTCCCATCCGTCTAAATACCCCAGGTGAACGTGATTATACTTGTGCAAATACAGAAATGCTGTCCAGTTTAGGATGGAAACCTAAATACGATATAACAAAACACTTGACATTTGTGTCAAATGATAATAAAATAGTTAATATTAATGGAGATTAACACATGAAAGATATCTTATTAGATATTATTACACATACACATTCGTTGGGTGTATTGCCTATGCTAAGGCTTGACATTGACGATAATAGTAATTTACAAATTTGTTCTAACAGCGACGACAAGGCAACTTGTATTATGTTAGCAAATATGCACCAGCCTGTACCTGAGTTTAGTGCAGGAAGTACTATTGGTATGAGTAATTTAGAAAAAGTAAATTTATTACTTAAAAATCCTGAGTATGAAAAGGATGGAGTGATTACAGTTCTTAACGGTACTACACAAAACGGTGTAGACGTGAGTCGCACTATACATTTTAAAAATGCAAGTGGTGACTTTCAAAATGAATATAGACTAGTGTCACCGCAGATTATTGAAGCAAAGTATACAGTGCCAGTATTTAAAGGTGCAAATTGGGAGTGCGAATTTACTCCGAGCTTGGCTGCAATTTCTCGTATGAAACTTATGACATCATTGCACAACGAAGAAAATTTAGTACAAATTGGCACTAAAGAAACAGGCGGAAAACATGACTTGTATCTTAGCTGGGGTGATGCTAATACACACGCAGGCGAGTATGTATTCCAAGAAGACGTAGGAAGTGAGATTAAGTTTAATTCTTATATCTCAGAAATCTTATTAAAAGTATTATCACTAACAGGCGATATTACAATGTCAGTTACTGGTAACGGCTTATTAAAGTTTAGAATTGACACTGGCTTAGGCGAATATGAGTATTACTTTCCGGCTCAAGCAAAATGAATATAAATTTAACTGAAGCACAAAATGATTATGCTCGATTCCTTCCTGCACTAAGTGGTTTTTATGCCACTTATGTAGGAAAGCAGCGTTATGACAATTATGTAGATCCTGCTAGGGTTCCGAGCAACTTAACGCATGGTGTTGAAAGTTTAAATTATCTTAATGCCAAAGAAGGACAATTTTCATATAAATGGAGTTTGTACTCAGCTGGACATGCTGACTTGGACACAACAAAGCACGTACCTAAAGAAGACATGGTGCGTAACAGAGATAGAGAAAACACTTGGTTACTAGGTGACTCAGGTGGCTTCCAAATTGGTAAAGGTGTTTGGGAAGGCGATTGGAAAGATCCTAATTGCCCTAAAGCACAAAAGAAACGTGATGGCGTTCTAAAATGGATGGACGCTTACATGGACTACGGAATGATACTTGATATTCCGGCGTGGGTTGCACGTTCTCCTGAAGGTGCAAAAGCAACAGGTATTGATAACTATCAAGATGCTGTTAATGCTACACGTATTAATAACGACTATTGGATGAAACATAGAACAGGTTCTTGTAAATTCTTAAATGTTTTACAGGGCGAAAACTTTGATGATGCTGATGATTGGTATCATCAAATGAAAGACTATTGTGATCCTAAGAAATATCCTAACGATCATTTTAACGGATGGTCAATGGGTGGACAAAACATGTGCGATGTTGAGCTTGTGCTTAAACGTTTAGTTGCGCTACGTTTTGATGGACTACTTGAAAAAGGTGTGCATGATGTTATGCACTTCCTTGGTACAAGTAAACTAGAATGGGCTGTATTATTAACAGACATTCAGCGAGCAGTTAGAAAGTATCATAACGAAAACTTTACTGTAACTTTTGACTGCGCTTCACCGTTTCTTGCAACTGCTAACGGTCAAATATATTGTGAACTAGAAACGCAACATGAATCTAAATGGGTATACAGAATGGTACCAAGCATAGATGACAAAGGACTGTCAACTGATGTCACTCCATTTAGTCAAGCATTTGTACGTGAAGGCAAACATTCTTCATTTTTAGATTCTCCTATTTCACAGGGTATGTTAGCAAAAGATATTTGCATTTATGGTCCGGGTGACTTAAACAAAATTGGTAAAGAAGGAAAGACATCTTGGGATAGTTTTTCTTATGCACTAATGATGGGTCACAATGTATGGATGCATATTAATGCTGTGCAAGAAGCAAATAGACAATATGACAGTGGCATGACTCCCAAAATGTTACAGCTTGGTCAATTTGATCATGTGCATTTTAAAGACATAGTCGAAGAAGTATTTCGAACAGATGACAGGGAAAAAGCAGAACAACTTGTCCTAGATTACAGAAAATATTTACTTAAAGTAATCGGTACAAGAGGAGCTACTGGCAAAAAATCTTTCAATGCAACTACAAAGGCACAGGAATTTTTTGGGTGAGAGTAGAGAAGAAATGCAAGCAAGGTTAGAAAAGTTAAGAGAAAACCATAAATCACTTGACAAAAAGGTAACTAAGCTATATAATAGTTATACAGCCAGAGATGAACTTTATAGAATGAAAACTATGAAACTTTGGCTGAAGGATGAAATTAATAGAATAGAAACAAAGCTAAAGGGTCAAGATGGAAAGGGATTATGAATCAGGCGTAAGCGATGACGCCGTATTTTTCATAGGTACTGAAGTTGAGCAAACACCAGCCTTTGGTCTGCGTACACTTTTTGTTAAGGGTGTGCAAAGAGAAGCAAAAATTAAAGAGATCTACAATAAACATAATTGTAGACATATCTTCTTCGGGGCTAATCATAGCTTCAATCCTACTCCGGGTGTTGCTGAAGAGTGGACGCCTTGGGAAAACCTTATAATTAATTTTTTAGAAGAAGGTTATTTTTGTACTTTAGATATTCCTATTACTTGTATTGAAACATTTCACGATGGTGGATTGTGCGAATACAATAATTTTATTCCGCAGATTAGAGTTCCGATTGCACATGTCAAGCTATGGAACTATAATACAATGGTTAAAATAGACGACACTGGATTCAACGAAACAAATCCAGGTGTATGGTGTCATAGTTTACACGACTTAATGGCACACGACAAATTCACTGATTGGTTAAAATATCGCAACGATCAGATAATTGAATGACCCAACAAGAATCTTATTATAATTACATGAAACGGCGTAACAAAGAAGAGGACGCTAAAATGGAAAAGTTAGAGAATGCAAAACGCAGCATCTGGGTAACGTTTACCAAAGAAGGTATTCACAAGTATCCAGCAGCGTTAGAAGACCCAGCACTAGCAACAGGTGATGAGTATGATGTAAGCTTCCTAGGCTATCCACATCGTCATACGTTTCATTTTAAAGTGCAGATACAAGTAACGCACAATGACAGAGATATCGAGTTTATCCAATTCAAACGTTGGTTGGAAAACTTATATAAAGAAGATCTACTTCAGTTAGACTATAAGTCATGCGAGATGATCGCAGACGATTTGTACTTACAGATTAACGAAAAGTATCCAGGCCGTTTTGTAGTCATCGATGTAGCCGAAGATGGCGAAAACGGCTGCCAAATAGTATATCCATAAGACATAATATAAGGGAAAAATAAAATGTCTATTACAAATCCAGTTGTAAACAAAGTTTTCAACGATCTCGATCAATTTAGAGATTATTGCAGATTTGAAGGAAAGGTCTTTAATGAAAAAGATCTTTATAAGAAAGATGCTACAGTATGGCAGGCATACCAAAAGTATTTAGGTTATTTACGTGCAAAGGCAAGAGCTAACAGCAGGAAGTAATTATGACAATCTATATTGTAGATATAGAAGCTGTTGACACTCGCTATACAAAGCAGTGGAAGACACATTTACCAGAACAGCTACGGCTTGCAACTAATCAAACAGTTGAAGTCGTGTCTGGAGGAGAGACGCCTCAGGCTACTACGCCTGGGGCTTTTCTTAACTTTGGCGGCACTAATGTATACAAGTCTAAGCAACTTGAACTTATTGGTGAAATGTTTTGTGAAGGAATAATTAAAGACGGTGACTACTTTTTATACACAGATGCTTGGAACCCAACTGTTATTCAGTTACGGTATATGGCAGAGCTATTGGGAGTACGTATTAGAGTCGGAGGGCTTTGGCACGCCGGCTCCTACGACCCTGCAGATTTCCTTGGACGATTAATAGGCAACAAGCCTTGGGTCAGACATGCTGAAATGTCAATGTTTGAATGTTATGATGATAACTTCTTTGCAAGTGACTTCCACATTGACATGTTTACAGATGTAATGATGGAAGACTATAATATCGATTATGATAAAATACATCGTGTCGGTTGGCCTATGGAATACTTGTCAGATGAACTATGTATTTCAGAATACGACGAACAAGAAAAACGTAACTTAATACTCTTTCCGCATCGTGTTGCGCCTGAGAAGCAAGTTGAAATATTTAGAGACCTAGCAGAGTCTATGCCTGAATATGAATTTGTTATATGTCAAGAGCAAGAACTGTCCAAGCACGAATATCACAAACTATTAGGTCAAGCAAAGGTTGTGTTTAGTGCTAACTTACAAGAGACATTAGGTATTAGTTGGTACGAAGGTGCGCTGTTAGATGCTATTCCAATGGTACCTGACAGACTAAGTTACAGTGAAATGGCTAGAGATAAATTTAAATATCCTAGCGAATGGACAGAGAGCTTTGATGCATACAATGCAAACAAAGATAAAGTAATCGCAAAATTAAGAGACTACATTGAAAATTATAACACTTATGAATTTGATATCTATGAACAAGCTGCGACACTTTCACATAACTATTTCTCTGGTAAAACATTATATGGAGCAATTGCTAATGGATGATAAAAATAATAACTATGTGTTTGATATTGCTGAAGAGTGGATAACAATAGATACAGATACTACTGTTACAATAGATACAACTGTTAACGAAGATCTATACAGTATGGATGGTATTAATGTTAGCACTGTAACTTTAGGTGCAGATACTATTACAATCGATGATATAAATTGGGGTAATTTAAGTGTATCTATGGTAGACTTTGAAGATCGTATGCCTAGTTTAGAAAAAATTAGTAACATGTGCGAACACTATCCAGCACTTGAAAAAGCATTTGAAAATCTTAAATCTATCTACAAAATGGTACATCAGGACTATGTAGGTAATCATGAAAAAGATAATGGGGTGCCGTTTTAATGCAACATACAATTGAAGATCTAATTAAACGTATAAATGTTATGCACGACTTAGCAATTCAAGTACATCGTTTACGTAACGAATTTTCAGAACAAGCTGAGAAACAATATGACATCGACACTTGCAATCACTTAATAGATCAAATACAATCTATGGCACTAGGTATTGCAAAAGACAACCAAGGTACCGATATCAAAACTGAAATGGAGTATAAAGATGTTTAAGACTAAAGAAGATGCAGCCAATTGGGCATTAGATCAATTTAATAAGTATGGCATTAGACAGCCTGATTCATTTACCGAGGAAGAAATTGCTGATGCGTGTCCTGAGGTTCCGCGAGCTGTTATTAAACGTCATGTACAAAAAAGAGATTCAAAATGAGAAAAAAGTATTATACATGGGATAGTGTTCATGCTGCTGCAACTAAAATTGCACTAGATATGTACAAAGAAAATTGGCGTCCTGACTACATTGTAGGCATTACTAGAGGCGGAATGCCGCTGGCTGTTATTCTAAGCCATATGTTAGATATACCGTGTAATGCACTTAAAATAAGTTTACGAGATGGCGGCAGCGAAAATGAAAGTAACTGCTGGATGTCTGAGGATGCTTATGGTTACATCAGCGAACCAGATCGAGACGGTGTATGGGAAAATTTAACCAGCAATAACGCTAGTAGAAAAAACATTCTCATTGTAGACGACATTAACGACACTGGTGCAACATTCCAGTGGTTACAAAAAGATTGGATGTCTAGTTGCATGCCGCAAGATCACACATGGCATGATATATGGAATCACAATGTGCGGTTTGCAGTAATGACAGAAAACTTATCGAGTGATTTTCCGCTAGTACGATATCACTGGGATGAAGTAAACAAAGCAGAAGAAGATGTTTGGTTAGTCTATCCATATGAGTACGATTAGTTAAACTAGCATTTAATGATAAATAACTATGATGGAGAAATGATATGATTGCTTTTATTATAGGTTATTTAATAATGGTAGTAAACGAAGGTTTTGTGAT